TCACTGTGGTTTTTCTTGTTTGAATTGAAGCTGACTAAACTCTTTGAAACGGATGATCTGGTCACCTGCCCATTCATTCACTGTGTTTGCAAATAAATTCTGAAGTGGAACAATCTCGGAATACCAATATGCTTCACGCGCTTCACTTATAGATCCGAATCCACCAGCATTGGATGGAATGATGCCGAGTAATTGTGGTGGTGTACGTTGGGATGCAAGTACATCATCACGTGTAACGTTTTTAATATTCAAGAATTCATCTTTAGCAGCCAATTCACTGATAGGAATAAGCTGCAATCCGTTTAAAAGTTCCTGAATTAGTTATTCGAGTTTTCGGAGCCGTGGAAGGTCGTGGTGTAGGTTTTCTACCAAATGGGAAAGCCAAAATTTTATTTGAACGGCATCGAATGTATTTTTACTTATGCCAGGCATTAGGTAAAACATTTGCTAATTCTCAGGTAAAAATTACTCCAAATTTAGTGAATACATTAACTGGAGGTTACAAAGGTGATGCAGCTGAATATACCCGTTTAAGTATGGCTATAAATATTCATAAAGAATCTGCCCTAATGTCTACTAGCTGGGGACAATTTCAAATCATGGGTGAAAACTGGAAAGATCTCGGTTATTCATCTGTTCAAGAATTTGTTGATCAACAGCAACTTAGTGAAGGTAACCAGCTCGAAGCATTTATTCGCTTTATTGAGTGGAAACCTGGCTTATTAGAAGCCTTACGCAAACAAGATTGGGATACTGTCTTTACACTTTATAACGGCAAAAATTATAAAAAACTTGGCTACCAAGCGAAATTCCAAAAAGAATGGGATCACCTTGAGCCTATTTATCGTGAGAAGACTGCAGCATGAAAAAGCCCCATGCTTTACGTGAATATTTGCTAAATGCGATTCCGGATCTACCACAGGATCCGGATCGCTTACTCATCTTTGCTAATGACGGTAAATTAATGAGTACTGCAGCAAATGGATATAGCTTTGAAATGGCCTATACACTAGATATGATCATTACTGATTATGCTGGTGATGTCGATGTGTTTGGCGTTGTACTTTTCACCTGGATTATGGACAACCAGTCCGAACTCATGGCCAATTTAAATAAAGTAGAAGAAGCCATTACTTTTGAAGCTGAACTCATTGATAACAGCAAATATGATCTGCATTTTAAAATACCTTTAACTGAACGTGTCATTGTGAAAAAGAATGCTGAAGGGAAATTTGAGATCTCTTATCCTACTGAACCACAATATACTGAATTTGGTCCGCCTACAGATTTTGAATTAATAGATAAGGATGGATCTACCCTTGCTACATGGCGTACAGCTGATATGCAAGGACGTTCGTTGGACATGCCCTTTCCAGGTAAAAGCCCATGAATAACATTCAGGATCTTGCTCTTTATCTGCAACCATTATTGGATCGTTTGTCTCCAGGGGAAAGGGCAAAACTGGCTAAGAATATTGGACGAGATCTTCGTACAAGCCAACGCCAGCGTATTACAGCGCAGCAAAACCCTGATGGTTCAGCATATATAGCTAGACGTACACGCTTACGTGAACAGAAAGGAAAAATTAAAAGAAAAATGTTCTCCCGGATTAAATCCAATACCCACCTAAAAGTACTAAGTAATAGTGAAACAATTGCCGTAGGTTTTATTGGACGTATTAATCGAATTGCGAAGGTACATCAATACGGATTAAGAGATCGAGCTACCAGATCTGCTCCGGATACAGTTTACCCAAAACGTGAATTATTAGGGTTTACAGATAAAGAGATTAATCTGGTTGAGTCATCATTCATTAAGCACATCAATATTAAGTAGCTCAACTTGTGAAAACCATTTTCACAAGCTCCAATTGCTGAAAACAAAAAAACTCTAACGCAAAGTGTTGGCATGAATGCTGACATCAATCGTCGTCTTGAAAATCTGATTCGGTTCGGAACAATCAAGACCGTAAATCCGTCTAAACCAATTCCCCTAGTCACTGTAGATCTTGACGATATCGTTACGCCTGAAATTCGCTTTTTTAATGCACGCTCTGGCAAAGATTCGACATGGGATCCGCCCTCTGAAGGTGAGGAGGTGATAGTTATTTCACCATGCGGTGATATCGGCCCAACTAGCGTAGTTTTTTATGGGCTTTATAACAATGAACACCCAGCCCCATCTGATGATTTAAATAAAAAAATCCGAGTATTTGCGGATGGTTGTGTCATTGCCTATGACGTTGCTGCACATCAATTATCTGCAATTTTACCTTCAGGTGGGAAAGCTATTGTCACAGCTAATGGCGGTGTAACCATTAATGGTGACACGACCATTAATGGAAATCTCCAAGTAAATGGAAGTACTACCATGACTGGAAACAACACTGTTATGGGTAGCCAGTTAGTGCAAGGAAGTAGCCATTCTACTGGAGCATTTAGTACTGAAGCAGATGTTAAAGCTGGAGATATTAGTCTCAAAAATCACAAGACATCTGGTGTTCAGCCTGGATCCGGAGAGTCTGGAGAACCAATTCCATGATGTCACGTGAAAATGGCCGAGAGCTTGAAACTGAATTAGATCATATTCGCCAGTCTATCCAGGACATTCTAACCACACCAGTTGGCACAAGGATCATGCGTCGAGAATATGGTTCTTTGATCTATCAATTAATTGACTCACCTTTTGATGAAATCGCCACGCTGCAGTTATATGCCGCAACAGCAACTGCACTTTTACGGTGGGAAGACAGGATTATTCTAAATTCTGTTTCGTTAGTAACTAATGAAGAAGGTTCATATTTTTTAGATATGGATTGCAGTCTGGTAGATAGCAATAAGCAAGCCTCTTTAAGTATTCCCCTTTCAATTGGATCTGTCTTATGAGTGTTGATTTTAATTCTTTACCAAAGCCTAACTTTGTAGATGTAATTGACTACGAGGCAATTTTTTCAGAACGCAAAGAGTATTTTATTTCACTACATCCAGAAGAAGAGCAAGAAGATGTTCGTAAAACTCTGAGCCGTGAAAGTGAACCCGTCACCAAGCTTTTACAAGAGAATGCTTACCGGGAAATGATTTTGCGTAATCAAATTAATGAAAAAGCTTTGGCCACTCAACTTGCATTTGCTAAAGGGAATGACCTTGATGTCTGGGGTGCAAATTTTGATGTAAATCGTTTGGTGATTACACCAGCTGATGATTCAGTCACACCACCAGCCTCAGCAGTTTATGAAGAAGATGAAGATTTTCGCTATCGTATTCAAAAGAAATTAGATGCCCTAAGTACTGCTGGCCCGGAATCAGCTTATGAGTTTCATACTCTTTCAGCTGATAGCCGTGTATCTGATGTTAGATGCAGTTCACCAGCCCCAGCTCACGCACTTTTAACTATTCTTCAACGTGACACAGAAAATAATGCATCAACAGAAGAACTTAATAAAATTGTCTACGACTACGTTTCGGCAGAAACAAAACGGCCAACTGGAGACCGAGTTTTAGTTCAATCAGCAGAAATCATTAACTACGAGATTGAAGCTGTATTAGTCACTAAAAATGTACCTGAGACAGAACCTGTTTTATCGGCAGCGCAAGCTAATACAATTTCTTATACCAAAGAGCCGAAACGTATTGGCAAGGGTGTTTTTTTCTCCGACCTTTACTCTATTTTAAAAGTTTCTGGTGTTGAACGAGTAGAACTCATTAGCCCAACTACAGAACTGCATGTTACGAACTTTCAAGCAGCATTCTGTACAGCTATCCGCCTTAGTGTGAGAAATGAATAATGAATCTACTTCCTCCAAATACGACCGTTTTTGAAAAAAAAATTGTTGAAACTACAGCTAAAGCAATAGAGCTAAATACAAACTTATCAAGCTTAATTCGTGTTGATGATGCTCCAGCCGATTTCCTGTCAATTTTAGCTTGGCAATTTTCGGTAGATCGTTGGCAAGATGACTGGCCAGATGAAGTCAAACGGGCGCAAATCAAAAATTCAATAAAAGTACATACCTATAAAGGTACTAACTTTGCACTTCGCTCAATTGTAGAAAGTTTTGGCTATTCATTAACTATTCATGAATGGTGGCAAGAAACACCAATGAATGCACCAGGTACATTCCAAATCACAATTGAAACAAATGGCCGTGCACTAACTGAAAAGACATCTAAAACATTAGTTGAACTACTTCATGATGCGAAACCGTTAACACGAGAACTTAAAGGTATCGAAATTAACGTAATTAGCGTTGATGGTGAAACTAATGTTGCTTGCGGATGTTATGGCGGAGATGACGTCACTATCTACCCAAAAGTTGACGATCCAAATTCACTTATCTATCCCGTATTTGCTTTTTATGAGCATGACATTACCAGCATTTATCCCAAATAGAGCATAAAAATATGGCAGCACTATATCACTCACTTTTTACTGAAAAAGGCTTAGCATTACTTAGAGAGTCAATTCAAAACGGAACCAAATTAGGTATTACACATATGTCATTTGGTGATGGTGGCGGCATGTTACCTACACCAGACGCAACATTTACTCATATGGTTAATGAAGTATATCGTGTTGCATTAAATAGGCTTGCTCCCTCTAGAGAGAATCCGAATTGGTTAGAAGCCGATGGTGTAATTCCTTCAGCAGTTGGTGGATTTAATATTCGTGAGGTCGGTCTATGGGCTGGCAATGTCATGGTTGCCTATGCAAACTATCCACCAACATATAAACCAAGTGGTGATCAAGGTACCGCCCAAATTAAATCAATTCGTATTGTGCTACAAATTGATAATACTGCTAATTTTGAATTAAAGATTGATGCATCCGTCGTTATGGCAACGATTCAAGCTTTAGAAGATGTAAAAGTTGAGGTAATTGATTTTGCCAATAAAACTAAGGTTCAACATGTTAATTCAATAGATGAATTATTAGGTTTAGAAGTTTGGGATGGCAGGACTGTCTTTGTAAAATCATATTGGGAAGGTGAATCTAAAGCCGGAGGATCGTTTGTATTTGACTCATCAAAAAGTAATATCAATGATGGGGGTATTGTTATAAATGGTTGGGTTCGCCAGATTGATAAAGAGTATTTTATTGAGTATTGGGGAGTACAATCTAATGGTTTGGATCAAAGCTTACGTTTTCAAAATGCATTAGATTATTGTTTAAAAAATAGAATTAACTCCATTAAGACATTCGGTAAAGAATATTTTATTGATTCTACGGTTACTTTTGATGCATTAGATAGTAATTTAGTCACTGAATGGGGCTATGCAGACAAACGTTTAATATTAGATTTAAATGGTGCGACTATTAAAACGCATAATGATAATTTAACATTTTTCAAAATTCTTAGAGATCACATTAGTATTATCAATGGAACAATAACTGGTACATATGGAAAGAAACAACGAGCTATCGTTCTCGGATATGATCTAAATGAAGCTCACAAAGCGGGTACTAGAGAATCTGTAATGTGGGTAAACGTTGCAGATTTAAAATTAAATGGACTAGATATCGGTATTCAATTTAATCCTAATTACGGTGGTTATGGTATGTATTACCATAAAATCTTTAATATTGATGCAAGAGACGTCAAAATATTATTTTATGGAGAACAAAATACATCTACTCAAGATGATATAGATCGCGGACGTGGAAGCAATAAAGTTACACGATCTGTATTTAATAATATTACTCATGTCGGTGGTTCATGTACTGTATACTTTAAAGATATTGAAACTTCACAATTTAAAAACCTATATCTTGAATTTATTCAATACCAAGATAATCGTTTACCGGATGGTGAAGCGGTATGTATCTTTATTCCAGAAGCTCAAATATATAATCCATTATCTTATGATAATAATAGCCTTGAGTTTCATGGAGCCTTTGAAGCTATTAACAGAACATATAATTTCTCCCAAAGAAATCAAGCTGTTATTATTGATATTAATACTATTGGAGCAACAAGTAGTACAAGTTTTGTTGGTAGTGAATGGACTGTTAGCAATAATGTCGGGCGCTCTTATCATCACAAAACAGCGAATATACTTAACTATAAAGGCACCGTAGATGTAAGGCCTGTTACTGTAGAGGTCTCAAAATCGACACAAGAAGTCCGTAATTCCTATCCTCTAAACAATGTAGACCTATATGGTAGTTTAATTAGTTTTTCTTCAACTGGTAGCGAATCACCAGAAACATTTCAGATGTTTGCTGCACAATTAAGTGAGCGAATTTACGCACGTTTTAACTCCCAAGGAAATTGGTCTCCTTGGTTTTATCTTTATCATAGTCGTAATACCACTGTTACGGCTGATGGAACTTTAAAGGCAGCATCTCCTATCGTTAAGTTGTTTTCTGATCATATTGAGTGGAACGATGAAATCAGTGATCAAATTCCCGAATTTGAAAAGCTTGGAATTGGGCATTATTTAGTTAAAAACACATCTGGACTTGCAAAAACTGGTTGGTGGATTGAAGTCCCAAGTGATAGTAATGGGAACAAAGTTTGTGCCATCAAATATAAAGAGTTAGAAAATGGCGATATTGAAGTTAAAACTTATAAGCGCAAGTTTGATATTGCGACCGCTTCAGTTGTAGCTGATGAAGAAAACCCAATTGATATACCGGACAACATCAATGGCGAACCACGATGGATTGATATACGTTTAAATTCAATCGAAAACGTAAATCAGTTGTAATCATGTCAAAACCATTTTCACAGACCAAGAAACTTACACTTTTGATTTAGTCATGCAAGCCTGTTTGTTGAATTAAAACCTCAATTAACAGGCTTTTTTATGGCTATAGATCAATACCACCACGGAATCCGTGTCCTTGAACTCAATGATGGGATTCGGCCAATCCGAACCATTGCAACAGCAATTCCAGGCTTTGTTGCAACTGCAGATGATGCAGATCCACTCGTGTTTCCAGAAAACCAAGCAGTACTAATTACAAATATACAAGCTGCAGTAGCTAAAGCCGGAAAAAACGGAACATTAGCTAAAGCACTTCAAAATATGGCCAACCAAACCAACGCTATTTGTGTCGTGGTCCGTGTACCCACTGCAGTTGATGAAGCAGCTCAAACTGCAAACGTCGTTGGAACCGTAACTGCTGAAGGAAAATATACCGGCCTTAAAGCCCTTCTCGTCGCCAAATCTAAATTAGGTGTTCAGCCACGTATTTTAGGTGCACCAGGGCTTGATACTCAGGCTGTGGCCACTGAGTTAGTTGTTATTGCTAAGAAGTTGCGTGCTATGGCTTATGCGTATGCATGGGGCTGTAAAACCAAAGAAGAAGCCGTTGCATATCGTGAAGCCTTTGCTGCACGTGAACTTATGATCATTTGGCCAAACTTTGTAGCATTTAATACCACAACTGCTAAAACAGAAACTGTACCAGCTGTTGCTGTTGCTATGGGATTACGCGCAAAAATTGATAACGAAGTCGGCTGGCATAAAACCCTTTCAAACGTTGCAGTATCAGGTGTTACTGGCATTGATGCTGATGTGACTTGGGACCTGCAAGACCCAGCAACTGATGCTGGCTATCTCAACAGCAATGAAGTTACAACCCTCATTCAACATGAAGGCTTTCGTTTCTGGGGATCTCGTACTTGTTCAGACGATCCTTTATTTGCTTTTGAAAACTATACACGTACTGCTCAAGTGTTGGCCGACACCATGGCTGAAGCACATATGTGGGCAAACGATTTACCACTCCATGGTTCATTGGCCACAGACATTATCGAAGGTCAAAAAGCCAAGCTTCGGGAACTAACGCGTAATAAATACCTTATTGGTGGTGATGCCTGGTTCGATCCGGAAGCAAATACTCCTGATACGTTGAAAGTGGGTAAATTGGCCACTGATTACGATTACACCCCTGTCCCACCTCTTGAAGATTTGACCTTCAGACAACGTATCACTGATCGCTATCTCGCTAACTTTGCTGCATCTGTAAAAGCTTAAGGAGCATAACGCATGGCTTTACCTCCAAAATTAAAAAATATGAACTTCTTTAATGAAGGGAATAGCTACTTGGGCAAAGTTAAAACTGTGACTTTACCCAAGTTAGCACGTAAAACCGAAGACTACCGTGGCGGTGGTATGAACGGGACCGTAAAAGTCGATTTAGGCATGTCCGATGATGGCTTAGTACTTGAGTCAACTTATGGTGGTCTAGATCTTTTGACACTCCGTCAATTCGGTATGGAAAAAATTGACGGTGTTTATCTCCGTTTTGCTGGGGCATACCAGCGCGATGACGATGGCGAATATGATGCCGTAGAAGTAGTTGTTAAAGGCCGTCATGAAGAAATTGATGGTGGTGAATCAACACCTGGCGAAGACACAGAACATAAAGTCGTGACCAACTGTGTTTACTACAAGTTGACAGTGAATGGTGTCGTTGAAGCCGAAATTGACATTCTTGGCATGAAAGAAGTGATCGGTGGCGTAGATCGTCTTGAAAAACAACGCAACATCCTCGGCATTATTTAAGTTTCCTTCCCTTCTGTAGTCCAGTACTGCAGAAGGTTTTTTTATAACTTTTAGGATATTTCCAAATGAATCAAATTGATCAAGCAATTAACCAGGAACAAATCAAAAACCCAAATGAAGAAGTGGTGACCTTAGAAGAACCAATCCGTATGGGTGAACAGATGATTACCCAAGTGACCATTCGTAAACCGGGTGTAAAAGCATTAAGTGGTACCAGTCTTCAGGCTATTTACCAGCATGATGTAGATGCTCTTTGTAAAGTACTACCACGCGTTACTTCACCAGCACTGACACCTCAGCAGATCTACCAAATGGACCCTGTAGATTTTGCCAATTTAGGAGGGCATTTGGTCACTTTTTTGTACCCGAAAGCCTTACAGAAGGAAATCAAGGCTCAGACAGCTTAGAGCTGGTCGATGATGTAGATGAGGCAATAGCAAATATTGCCGTCATCTTCCATTGGCCACCAAGTACCTACGATGACATGGATATTGTTGAATTGAGCAAATGGCATCGTAGAGCAATCAAAAGAAATCAAACTAACTAATTAGAGTCCACCAATGGCAGATTTAAAATTAGAAGTCCTATTTAATGCAGTTGATAAATTATCTGGCCCTATAAAAACAATCGTTGGTGGCTCTAAAACCTTATCAGATGCCTTTAAAAAGACTTCATCTGAACTGAAGGCACTAGAAGCCCAGCAACGCAAAATTTCAGGCTTCAGGCAGCTTAAAGAACAATCTGAAAAAACTGCTCAGGCCATTGAACAGAATAAGGAAACTCTTAAACAGCTCAAAACGGCTATGAATATTGGTGCCCCTACTGAGCAAATGGTTAAGGATCTCGCACGTGCTGAAGCAGCACAGAAACGTCTGAAGGCAGCTCAGAAAAATCAAGGCTCTGAAATGACAGCTTTAGTGCGTGAACTTAATCAGGCTGGTATCAGTGTTGACAACCTGGCTGATGATGAATCTGAGCTGAAGAATAAAATCCATCTCACAACGATGGAAATCAACAAACAAAAGGAATCTTTAGAACGTCACCAGAAAGCCCAGAAGCAATATGAACAAATGCAAGGCCGAATGGCCAAGGCTTCAGATCTGGCCAAGAAGGGATTAATGGTTGCTGGTGCTGGAGCAGCTGCAATGGCTATTCCGGTACACCTAGCAATTGACTATGAATCTGCAATGGCTGATGTGAAAAAGGTCGTCAATTTTGAAACCCCTCAACAGTTCAAAATCATGGGTGATGACATTATCCGGTTATCAACCAAACTCCCTATGGCTGCTAAGGATATTGCAGCTATTGTTGCAGCCGGTGGCCAATCTGGAATTGCAAAAAATGAACTACTTGGATTTGCAGAATCTGCAGTAAAAATGGGCGTTGCTTTTGACATTTCTGCTCAAGAGTCAGGTCAAGCTATGGCAGAAATGCGTACAGCTTTTAAAATGTCCCAAACAGAAGTCGTCTCACTTGCAGACAAAATTAATTACCTGGGCAATAACACTCCAGCTGCAGCAAAAGGCATCATGGATATTGTTCAACGTATTGGGCCTCTTGGTGAAGTTGGTGGTTTTGCTTCTGGATCTATTGCAGCACTTGGTGCCACTATCCGGGGAATGGGTGTTGCAGAAGAAATTGCCGCGACCGGTATCAAGAATATGATGCTTGCTTTAGTTGCTGGAGAATCTGCAACTAAAGGTCAGAGAGCTGCTTATAAAGATCTAGGCCTAGATGCTGGCCAAGTCGCTAAAGATATGCAAATTGATGCTGAAGCCACAACTTTAAAAGTAATCAAATCAATTTCTAAATTAGATAAATATAAACAGGCTGCAACCTTAAAAGAGCTTTTTGGATCTGAGTCATTAGGTTCAATTGCACCCTTACTTACCAATATGGAGGCGCTTGAAAAGAACCTATCAATGGTAGGTGATAAATCTAAGTATGCTGGTTCAATGCAAGCTGAATATGCCGCACGTGCAGCAACTACGGCCAATAATATTCAGTTGGCCAAGAACCAAGTAGCAGGCCTAGCAATCAATATTGGTAACGTGCTTCTGCCTCCAATTAATACCATGCTTGGTAAATTCACTACTGTGATGACAGTTGTTCAAGATTGGGCATCACGCAACCCGGCATTAGCCTCAACACTGGTAAAAATTGCTGTTGGAGGTATAGCTATTATTGGGGTTATAAGCGCTTTATCACTTGGAGTTTTAGCGCTACTTGGTCCACTTGCTATGCTCAAAATGACCTTTTCCACATTAGGCATTGGGTTTAGTGCTTTAGGAGCAATTTTCTCTCCAGCTGGTTTAGTCATCCTTGGCGTTATTGCAGCCGTGGCCGGGGCTGCTTATCTCATTTATAAGAATTGGGAACCTATCAAAGGATTCTTTGTGGGCATTTGGAATACGGTTAAAACTGCCTTCAATGGTGGTATTACTGGAGTATCAGCCCTAATTATTAACTGGTCCCCTATTGGGCTTTTCTATGCTGCATTTGCAAAAGTCTTGTCCTGGTTCGGTGTGGATCTGCCAGCGAAATTCACAGGCTTTGGCGCAATGATTTTAACCGGTTTAAAAAACGGGATTATGTCCAAAATTGGTGAAGTAAAAGCAGCTCTCTCCGGAGCAGTCACAGGCGTCATTGATAAGGCCAGAAACATCCTGGGCATCCACTCCCCCTCTCGTGTGTTTATGGGCATTGGTGATTACACAATGCAGGGCATGGCATTAGGTATTTCTCAGAACCATAACTTACCTGTTAGAGCCACACAGCAAGCTACGCAGAATGTCATTGGTACGGGTACTACGGCCAAAGTCACTCCAGTAACACCAATTCGTGCACAACATGGTGGCAGCTACATTAGTAATGACACCATACAAATCACAATTAAGGCAGAGCACGGTCAACCCGTTCGTGAAACTGCACGTGCGTTACGAGCTGAAATGGTACGTATCCAACAAGAAGAACGCGATGCTCGTCGTAGATTCTTAACTGATACGGAGTAAACAAAATGATGATGGCATTAGGGCTGTTTGTATTTTCATTACGAACAGCTGCATATCAAGAATTGCAACGTGTTACTAGCTGGAGACATCCGAGTAATAGCCGGGTTGGGTCTACCCCAGCTTATCAGTTTACTGGTAAAGGTGAGGACACTATTACCCTGAAGGGAGAAATCTACCACGAACTGACCAACAACCGAATTGTATTAGATCAAGTTCGTCGTATGGCAGACACAGGCATGGCTTACACACTAATTGAAGGTACCGGCAAGATTTATGGCCTAGTGATTATTGAAAATATGGAAGAGACAAAAACCTATTTTTTTAAAGATGGTGCAGCACGTAAAACAGAATTTAGCCTGACACTAAAAATCGTAAAAGAATGGAAACCGACGCTACTTGGCACACTCATCGGCATGGCTGGTGGCGTAACTAATAGGTTGATATAAATGCTTAATTCAGTCACCAATAAACTAAATGAAGCAGCTGACTCATATCAGGCTGAAACAGAATATCCATTTCCTATATATCGACTTGAAGTCGATGGAAATGACATATCCCCTCTTGTTGTCGACCGTTTAATTTCACTCAGTATTAAAGACAATCGTGGCTTAGTTGTTGACTCGGTGGATATTGAACTTGATGATTCGGATGGACAATTAGAAATCCCACCTGAAGGAGCAATTATCCATGTGTGGATTGGCTGGTCTAATACAGGCTTGGTCGACAAAGGGAAATACAAAGTTGAATCTGTCACTCATCGCGGTGCACCAGACGTTTTAAGCATTTCGGCTTTCAGTAATGACGTATCTGAAGGCTTAAAACAAAAGCGTGAACGTAGCTTTAGTAATAAAACAATCAAAGTAATTTTTGAAACCGTTGGTTCTGAATATGCCCTTAAAACAATTGTGCATGACACGCTGGCCAACCGGGTAATTTCATATATTGCTCAGAATGAAAGTGATGCGAATCTGATTACGCGGATAGCTGATGAACATGATGCTATTGCCACTGTAAAAAATGGCCACTTAATTTTATTGCCTCGTGGAGCCAGTCAAACCGCATCTGGATTACCACTTCCTACGGCCCAAATTTTTCGATCAGATGGAGATGGACACAACTACACGACTGGTACCGGTACTGACAGAATTACGGGTGTTAAAGCCTATTATTACGATACCGGTAAATCTAAAAAGTTGTATGTCGTAATTGGTGACAATGAAGACAATTTAAAAGAGATCCGCTACGTCCACCGCGACAAAAAAACGGCTGAATTAGCTGCTCAGGCTGAATATAACCGGTGCAAACGTGCATCTCAAAAATTGTCTTATACCTTTGCCTTTGGCCAACCTAATTTACTCCCGGAACAAGAGTTTGTATTCACCGGTTTAAAACCACAGATTGATGACATCATTTGGTTAGGGACCAATATTACCCATAACTTAACAGACAGCGGTTTTACAACAAGTGTGGAGTTAGAAGTCCAACTACCAAATACAGATGATGTATCAACTCTTTTTGAGCCAGATAAAGAAGGAGATAAAGAGTTAAGGAAACAAAATAAAAAACGGACTGGGCGTGACTGGGCTAAATTTACTGGAGTAATCGTCTTTTATCGTGAGAAAAGTAATGGCAAGGACTTAAAACTCACTTCAGGCGATCAAAGCTATCCGTATAGACACACTACAACTTACCAAAGTAAAAAGACCGCCACTGCGGGGTTAAAAAGATTTCAAGCAAGAATTGATAAAGCTAAAAAGGGTAAATAAAAAAAATCCTTGCTTCGGGGGAAAAGCAAGGACTAAAAACAATAATCAATTTTCGATACAAATTATTATAAATCACTATTTATGGTGATTTTGTTATAAAATCGTAATTAATTAAACCAATAGGTAACGAAATGGCTCGACCTCGTTCACGTTATAAATGCCCCCATTGTGGTGAACCTTTTGCAATACGTTCAAGTGATGCATTAAGTCCACTACTCCGTATGTTCCAAGCACAGTGCCAAAATCTGAATTGTGGCTTTACAGCTCAAGGCTACATGGAATTGAAGTTCCAGCTTTCACCTCCAGCCCAACCAAATCCTGAAATTAATTTACCTACTCCGGACCGCACTTGGAAAATGGAACCAGCATGACAGATAAAATCGATATTGCACAAGAATTACAACTTAAACAGGTTCAAATTCAACCTAAAGATTTTAGCCGCCCTTCTCTTACTGAATGTGAAGAATGCGGAAATGATATTCCTGTTGAGCGTCAGCGCTATGGTTCTGTAACTCTTTGTGTTGAATGTAAAAATACACAAGAAAAACTTTCTAAACGGTACTATTAAATGACAAATTTCTTCATATTTTTTATTATCGTTTTCGTATTATCGCTACTCATCTTGTGGATGATGTTGGATTATCAGTTCACCAGATATATTCGTGCAATAAAAGTTGCTCAGCTAGGAAATATGGATCCTGAGTCGGTTCTCACTGGTGAGATACGAACCAATCAAAATTCAACATCGAGGGGTGCAAGAATGTGGCTTTACCCAGCCCTTATCGGATTAATCATTGGTGTCATGATCAGTGGATCATTATTCCTCTATCTCTTCGGATAAAACAATGCCCCTTTTATAGGGGCTTTATAATTAGTGCATACTAATTTTACTTTTCAGGTGGCTCCATTGAAAACCATAGGCCTGTAAATTTACTAGCCATAGCCATATATTCAACATTACCAACTGTTTCAGTATGAGTGTTTTTCTCTTTTTCTATATCTTTAAGAGCTTTATCAATTAGATCAATTACAACTTTTCCAGTTTTATCTCGGTTCTGTGGGTTATTCACAATATTGGCTGAAATTCCAGTAAGGAGCAAAGTTTCCATCATTGCTGTTTCATAGTCTTTTCCTGGCACACTAATAACAGTAATGCTTCTTAGCATTCCATCTTTATTTACAGCACCAGTCATATTAACTTCGTTTGAAAACTCCACCTGAAATACATCACGTACATCACCATTTTTAATATTAAATTCACCTAATGGACGAACAATAGAAATATCTAAATCGTTCAATCTTTTATTAAAGGCTTGTCTAAACTGTTCTGGTGTCATCCCTAAATTAGCTTCAGCTTTAACACTTTCGGTTTTTACTTCAGCGACTTTTTCTACAACAGGTTCGCTTTTATTTTCGGTTTTTACAGCTACTTCTTTTTTCTCCACTTCAGGAGCAAATACTCCGACCAATGCGAGAAGCACCATATTGATAGCAACACCACCAACTAAGATTTTAATACGTGAATTTGATGGATTTATTTTATTAAACAATGCAGGCTTTACTAAACCAATTAGCATTGCAATTAATCCCACTAAAAAAAGAAGTGCAAAGAAAGTAGCCATGATTTAGCCCCTATTATTTATCAATAATAAAAAGTCCTATAGTTTTTCTATATAGGACAGATTGATTAATTTTATATTATTTAGCCAACAACAATATAATTAGCTCTTAGAATTGGTTCAATTTTACTTGCAATAATATTTGCTAACTGGAACTTTTTTAATTCAATTTTGCCTTTCCCATCTGAAAAACCTTGACATTTAATTTCAAGAACTCCTCCTTTATTATTAATTTCCTCCACTATAAACCCCTCATAATACTCATCTTGCTGTTGAGCTAATTTATTTGCAATTTCTAAAAATTGTTGTTGAGTTACAGCTTGCATCATTTACCCCTTTTCATAATTATAAAGTCTTGACGTATTAATAGTAACTAAGATACTCTAATTTCACCATAGCAAAATCTATGGTCAGGCGTGGAAACCTGAAATTTTGACAAAAGGCGCAAATAATCCGCCCATGCGGATATTTTTTTGCGTAAAATTCGGCTATGCCTTTTATGGCAGGCTGGATAGGGTGCCCTTGGGCAGCCGTTTCTTTTGTCACGGTAAATTTCCACCCCTGTTCAGTCTGTCACCAAACTTTGTGGAAATTGGTTGGTGTCAGGTTTAAAAACCGACAAAAGGAAATAGCAAAATGAAATCATTTTCTGCTAAGCGTTCGTACACTCAAAATTCTGTTAAAGAACATACCCCTATCTATGACCTGAATGCTTATCAAAAACGCCAGCGTCAATTCAAACGTAAAAAGCTACTGAAGAACCTTTTCGACACTGCCATATTTGCCAGTGCTGCTGGCTTCACTTTCTCAATGCTATTTTGGGGAGTATGAGCATGAAAAAAATCATTGAACAACTGTACTTAATCATTCAGATCAAACAGGGCCACATTGAGCTAAACAATTTACAAGCTGAAGCACAATTACCAGCACATTTGAAATACGTTTATCGAAAGGCCAATATTCTTATCAGAAGTAAAAATCGAAACCAAATGTTCCCGACTTTGGTGTTAAAGATATTATTCCCCCTAAAAGCTCGATTAATTAATCGAATTAAACAAAAGTATTCGACCAAGGTATAAAAGTTAATAATCGGTTATGCGTCATGCCCTGTCGCATAACCCTACCCATTTTGGAAAAAATCTAACAAAATACGCTTGTTATCAATCGACAGGGGGAGAAATGCACTCAACACTTGAAATTAAAAGCCACAAGAAAATGACGGCTGAGGAAATACTTGAAGAAATTGAATATCCACTTGAGAATCTAGAAAACTTTTTGCTAGCCATGACAAAAATGAAAGTGGTTGAACGCCTAGAAGAAAAAGAGTTTTCGGCAATCATCAACACACTTCATTACCAAGTAAGCAATATTAAGCGCGCAGTTCACACCAAATGATTAAGAAACCCGGCTTAGGCCGGGTTTTAATTTTCTTATATTATTTATTTAAACTGATTGGCATAAGTTTCAACTATAGAAACTAAACCTGGGCGCATTTCTTCACGTGTTTGTCGATACAGTTTAATGAGCTTTGATTCAGTCTCTTCCAGATCACTGCTATTCAATTCTACCCTTCCCCAAAGAATATAAGGAATATTAAAGCCGTGGTCCTCGAGCAGATCCAATTGGTCAGTATCTAAGGCTGCATTGTGCTTTTCATAACGTACAACTGAGTTCTTTTTAACGTTCAAAATATCAGCAAGATCATCTTGATTCACAAACCCTAAGCGTTTCCGCTCTTCACGGAGTCGACTACCGCGCGTCGACAAATCATCATTTTTCATACTTTTTCCTAAAAAAGCACTTGATTATCACCATAAATAGTACTAAATTATGATTACTGAGTTACTAAGTAACGATTTATGGTGATTTTCGCATGAACAAGTCAAATGATCAAACTAAACAACGTCACACTGAAGGAACCATGGTTCGTTGGACCGCTGACCAGCTAAAAATCCTTCGTAAAGTTGCTTTTGACAACGACAAACAACCTGCTGTTTACATCCGTGAATTTATGCTCAAACACTGCCCGGAACTAGCCCAGTCAGAAACGGATGAGCGATTGTAATCAAAGTCAATTTTGTCTGCATAAAAAGCTACAAAGACAAACAAAATATTCACAATCTCAAACAGTTATCAATTTTCAATCGTGTGGTATTAAATGTCAGATATATCAAGACGCATAGATGACCGTCTTAATCAGATCTTCAAATTCAAAAGAGTTGGAGAATGGTACAGACAAGGCATCTGCCCACAGTGCAGCAGAAAAGAATGCTATACCCATGCGATAAAACCTCGCGTGGTGAAATGTAGCCGTTTAAATAATTGTGGTTATGAAGAACACGTCAAAGATATTTGCGAAGACTTATTCAAAGACTGGTCCAAAGAATTTCCTAAAACTGAAGTAAACCCTCATGCAGCTGCCGATGCGTATTTACGTCATGGCCGTGGCTTGGATATTGCCCCTTTAAAAGGTTTATATACTCAAGATACCTTTAGCAATGAACAAAAATATCCTGGTCTTTATACCGGTACTGTCCGTTTCAAATTAGCTGAAGGAATTTATTGGGAACGTTTTATCGACCGTCCTGAACGTTTTGGACGTCAAAAAGCAAACTTCATTGGTAAATATGAGGGATTGTCTTGGTCTACAGTAGATCTGGATGATCTTTGCAATGCTCCTTCATTTTGGATTACTGAAGGTATTTTTAATGCCATTGCATTAATCCAATCTGGTCAGCCAGCAATTGCCACCATGTCTACTGGTAATTATCCATCTGTTTTACTTAAACAGATTGCAGACCGTTGCCATGAGTTGAAAAAAGACAAGCCACGTCTGATCTGGGCTTTTGATAATGACAAAGCCGGAAAGGATGCAATTAAAAAATTCCACCTCCGTGCGCTTCAGGAAAAATGGGCTTCTTCAGCTGCTCTACCTCCTCACCAGGTCAAAGGTAAAAACCTTGATTGGAATGACCTGTTTATCCACGACTTACTACACAGTGAAGAACGTGCCAAGTATCGTCATTACGGTGAATTACTCATTGCAGAAACGGCTGAGCAAGCTGGTTTACTGATCTATAACTTCAAAGAAGGTCGAACCAAGACTTTTTTCTTTAATCACAATTTCCGTCTGTACTGGTTCAACTTAGATTACGACAAATACGCTAAACGTATGAATCAAATTGAAGAAGATCCAAGTTTTGATGCCCTACTCGATCAACAAAAGCGTGAGCAAGCTTTACGTGACTGTGCAGCTGTTACTGAAATCTGCAACGCTCAGATTGATCCCCTTTATTTTGAACGTAACGAGGTTACGGGCGAAGCCTGGTATTACTTCAACGTTCAAAGCCAATGGGCAGAAAAGAAAACTCAATTTACCCCAAGCCAAATCGGTAGTCGTAGCAAATTTAAAGACGCAACGATGGAAGTCATGGCTGGTGCAATGTGGACCGGTACCGATCAACAGCTTGAATTTTTTATGAAGCGTAAGACGGAACGTTTGAAGGAAGTTAAAACTACCGATTACATAGGCTATTCAAGTGAATATGAAACTTACATATTCCCAAAACATGCTGTGCATAAAGGCCAAGTTATCCCCATTAATGAACATGATTACTTCAAAATTAAACGTCTTGAACTCAAAAGTTTAGCGAAGTCCCCTGTCATTACATTAAATCCGAAAAAAGAATTTAAGCCTTTTTGGTGGAAGGACTTTTACCGGGTACGTGGCAGTAAGGGACTAATCGCCTTGGCATGGTGGACCGGTACATATTTTGCCGAGCAAATTCGCTCAATACATAGTTCATACCCTTTCATTGAAATTATTGGCCAAGCTGGTGCCGGTAAATCACGTTTAATTGAGTTCCTATGGAAGTTAAGCGGTCGTAAAGAATACGAGGGTTTTGATGCTAATAAATCAACCAACGTGGCGATTTACCGTAACTTTGCCCAAATCTCCAACCTTCCAGTTGTATTGATTGAAGGTGACCGTAACGATGCACAAGGCAATAGTGTCAAACAAGCAAAGTTTAGTTGGGATGAACTCAAAGATGCTTTTAACGGCCGAGCAATTCGTTCTAAAGGCCTAAAAACCGCTGGTAATGAAACATATGAACCACCTTTCCGTGGTGCCATCATGATTTCACAAAACAGCGCAATTGCGGCATCTGAAGCAATTTTGACACGTACATTGCACCTTTCATTCGACCGCAAAGGGCAATCACTTGAAACCAAACGTATTGTTGATGCACTGGACCGTATTGAACTGGAAGAAGCATGTACTTACATGACTCATTGCCTACGCAAAGAAAACGAGATCCTTGCAACGTACCAGGAACGTCTTAAAAGCCTAGAGGATCAATACCACAGTGTAGGCATTACTCATACACGTATTGCCCTATGTCATGCCCAAATTGCAGCACTCATTGAAGCTATTGCTGAGCATGTACTCAATGGCTATCTGGACTATGAAGAAGTAGCAACAGCACAAGAAATGCTGATGGAAATGGCACAACAACGTGTGGACCAACTTAATGGTGATTGTCAGGAAGTTGAACAGTTCTGGGAAGCTTTTGAATATCTACAAAGTGGTAGATCTGCCCCATTCAGCCTGAATCATCATGACAACGATGCACAGACTATCGCCATCAATTTAAATGAAGTCTACAAAGTTGCTGCCCAACAGTACCAGAAACTTCCTGAAATTACGTTGATGAAAAACCTGCTGAAATCATCACAAAAATTCAAGTTTATCGAATCTAACCGAGCTGTTAGCTCAAGCCGTTTTCCAACAGATGCTGCAAAAAATCTGAATGCTGATAATGAAATGTCAGACCGACGCAGAACAGTGAAATGTTGGATTTTTTCTAACCCTAACTATGGAGCACCACAAGCATGAATACAAATGTTTGGGCTGAACTAGACCCTAATGAACTGCCTTTTATTGACAAGGAAATTGGTCCAGAAGATTTCAAAACTCAATACCTTTGTACTTGGGATCCTGGCCATGACATTACCCATCAACTTAAAGATGACCAGCGCAATATTGATGAAGCTATTAACCAAGTTCAAGCCTGTATTTGTTCATTGGAATATAACGAAACTAGATCCGCAAGAAAGGAGGCAAAAGAAGTACTTCGAGTGATACGCGCAAACTTGAATTGGGAAAAATACGATGAACTAAAAAATAAGGTCATCAAATTACAAAGCTTACTTTTTAAAGCTGGCTGATATTCAAAAGGATAGAACTATGAAATTTAAAGCAAAAGACAAAGTGGTTTATGAAGCTGATTACATCCCTAACAACCAAGTGATGACCATCACTCGTGGGACTCATAAGTCACATGGGGGGATAAATCAAGTTCGATTGTTATTAAAAGGTGGGGAAGGCTTGGCGCTATCTAGTGATTTACGCCTAGCAACTGAGGAAGAAATAACAGCTGGCCACCGCATCAAAAACTAATTTTTTAAGCACACATACAAAAGCGGCAACTTCTGTATGTGTCACACAACCACAAGAGAGAGCAATTATGCAAAACGATTCTAACGTAGAAACTGTTCAAGCGGAAATTCCAGCTTACTTACAGTGTGATCCGCGCATTTTTAATGTGAGTTTGAAAGATGATCATGGAGAGACCTGTGAGCTTGTGTTCAAAATCATTATTAAATGTACTGATGAAGCACTTCATGAACACAATAAGTTTTGGTCTAACCATCAAGAAAGGCTAGAAGACAATAATGGCGATATTGTCGCAGTAATTTTAAAGTTGATTGGTCCAATGGTGCACACAGCTTGCCATGCAGGTAAAGATTGGATTGGTGTTGGCAATAAATATGGAATTAACTCAATTTTTAATGAAGAAGGTTGGGATCCTGACTGTTTCGAAATCACAAAATTATATTTCGAAGATTACATCAATGATGATGCATTTGAAGTCTCACCAGCAGTATTGGAGGACTAATAATGAAATATTCAGTAGATCCAAAGTTCAAAGAATATTACATAGAGTTAGTAGGTGAAGAAAATGCAGATTTCACAGTAGATAAAAATGGTTTACTTGAAGATCGTGATGCATTTTTGGCACATGCATGTTGGGAATATAAAGAAAATCAATTAAAGGACTATCAAGAACAGATAGAAAATTTAAAGCTTCAAAATGACTGCATGATTGACCAGACATGGTTCATGAAAGGCACACCTGTAGCAAATCTTATTAAACATGCTGAAGCTGTTTATCAAGCAGAAGTTACTGCCCAAAACTCTAAAATTAAATTTGGTACTGATGACAATGAGCATTGGTTTGCTCACGAAGTACCTTTTTTTGGAACTGTTCAAATTGACCGTATCGAAGAGCATGGTTTAGTTGAGTGGGATATCCACTTCAATGAATGTTGGCAAGGACCATTTAACTCCAAGCAGCGCTGTATACAGCACTTAGAAGAATGTATTGCTGAAAAAAGCCAAGAAAAAATTACTGAAGTAAAGCCAGCATGCCAAATTTGTGGTGAGCATTGGGATGACTGCCGTCTATGTAATTCAACGGATAGGGATTAAAGGGCGGAAAATTCTAATGAATCATGATGAAGAATTAGTTCAATGCTGCCGTTGTAGAAATAAACACTTGGTTAAAGATCGCTTACGCCAACCAAATAAATCTACCTATGGGCTAATGGATCTGGTGTGTCCACGTTGCAAAGCTCAGAGCTATTACAAAGTTAATGAGGTGAAGAAAAATGTCTAAATATCATTGCAAATGTGGTGGCCTTATTCTTCCCGACTTTGAATCTTTCCAGATAGGTGATGAAGTTAATTGTATGGTCGAAACCCATAAACCTATTGGAAATGGCATGGTGAGTGTAAACCAACGGGCTTTTGTAGGGATAATCCTCAAAATTAATGGAGATGAGTTCAAAATAACGTCAAAAAGAAAACAATACACATTCTTTCGAGGCGAATTTTCTCCAATAGATGCACCAGGACCAATTGAATATTTTCGTTTAGGTAAATGTCGTTGTGAATTAGATCAGGAGCAAAAACCATGCGCGGAATAAATAAAGTGATTATTACTCATTAATCTTTTACTCTAACATTTTGGTTGGAATGCTTGGTGCTAACCCAATTCCTAAACAATTTCAAAACGGTGGCTCCTATGCTCAGTTTTCAATTGCCACTTCAGAAAAATACCAGGACAAACGCACTGGAGAATGGATTGAAAATACAGAGTGGCATCGGATTGTGGCTCACAACCGCCTAGGTGAAATTGCCTGTCAATTTCTCAAAAAAGGTTCAAAAGTTTATATCGAAGGCTCATTACATACACGGAAATGGACTGACCAAAACAATCAAGACCGTTACGTAACTGAAGTTAGAGCCATTACATTTCAATCGCTTGATAGCTTGCCACAAGCAAACCCGGTTTAAGGAATAATTATGACAGCTCTAATTTTTGATACTGAAACCCATAAATTACATGGTGACATTATTGAAGCTGCTGCAATGGAAGTAGTTTTTCCTCAAATTTCAGCAGATATTATATTTATTTCGACCATGTTTAGTTTCTCAAAACGTTATAAACCAAGTGAACCTATTTCACTCGGTGCAATGGCAGTTCACCATATCGTTGATGAAGATCTTGCAAAGTGTCCATCATTCAAAACATTTAAATGGCCAAAAGAGAATATCCAGTATTTGATTGGCCACAATATTGATTATGACATCGAGGCAGTAAAAAGAGCTGGTGCAGATACAACAGGAATTAAACCTATTTGTACTTTAGCCATGGCTCGCTACCTTTGGCCAACATTGGAAGCCCATAACTTAACTGCATTGGCCTATTACATAAGCCATGACCGCAAATCGACTAGACGTGGATTGAAGAATGCACATTCAGCCTTGAATGATTGCAAGACAACCTACGGACTTTTAAACACAATTGTTCAGGAAAAAAACATAAAGAGTTTTCAAGAGCTGTACCTCTTTTCAGAGAAGGCCCGAATCCCTACCCATATTTTCTATGGGAAATACAAAGGTTCAGCTATTGCAGATCTTGATATGCATGCCCTCACGTTTTTAGCACGTAAAACAGAGGATCAATACCTTTTAAAAGCAATCGATTATGAACTATTCCAACGTTCAAATTCTGATTTTACAAATGAATTGCCTTGGTGAGAATAAAATATGGAACTTGTACGACCAGACCACCCTATTGCATATGAAGCCTATGAAACAGTAAAAGCCATGACTTGCGAATATATCAAGATTGAGGCACGGACTTATTCAAAGACACAAACTGAAGCAGGCTATTTCATTAGTGGAATTTCTCCATGTACGCCTGATGATGGATTCAATCGTAAAAAATGGATTTCAACATTTGAAGAATTACAAGGAGCAAATAAATGACTGTAAGTGTGGACTCACTTATTGAAAAAATGCTCCTTAAATTAATGAAGCAAATTGAAGCAAAGCCAATTATTCCAATTGAATGCCAGCTTTGGGACGAACAGGACATTGCAAATTACTTTAAATATTCTTTGGATTACACCAAACGACATATTATCAGTAATGACAATTTCCCCCCTAGCCGTGAACTACCAACCTCTGCCACTGGTGATCGCACGGTATCACGTTGGAAAGCCACAGATGTCATAAGTTTTGGTATGGCATTTGATAAAACCAATATCAAATATAGTTAATAAAAAAGCCACCGCAAGGTGGCTTTTCTTATGCTAACAACCGGCTTAATCCGGATGATTGATTTAATTCGTCCAGGATCTCATCATTAGTTGGGTTGTAATATGTCAAAGCCTGTTTAGGGTCTTTCCAACCAAAAATTTTGCATAAAGTAAGGGCATTTTTAATACGTCTGGCCATAAGAGAAGCTGCCTCATGTCGTGAGTCATGAAATGTTAGATCTGAATTTTCTAATCCAGCTTTTTTACGTGCCTTTCTAAAAAGTGAATCACGTGAAGAATCAGAAACAGTAAAAACTTTAGGACTCCCCTTCCGGTCAATTTTTAAAGCTAAGGTCCACAGCTGAAGCGCAAAATCATCTAGCGGAACCTTTCTAGCAGTACCATTCTTTGTTTTATCCAACTGAACATAACGTTTTGACAAACAGACGTGCACAGGCAAGCGATTTACTATCTCTCCAGATCTCATTCCCGTGGCCATAGCAATAAGCCAGATCAATCCTACTTCTTGCATTTTAGTAGTTGGCACTGTTCCAGGTTTATATTTGAGTGCAGCAAGCATGCGCTGAAGTTCTTCAACCTCTGTACGTCTTTCGCGATGCGGAGGTTTTTTTGGTTTTCTAAGATTTTCAACAGGATTAGACTCAATCCACCCTTTATCCTTTCGACACCAGTTAAAGAATGAAGACAAAGTAGAATAATCACGCAGAATAGTTGAAGGCTTAAGTGGTTTAATTGTTCTTTTAGAAACTGCATCTTCCCATTGCTTTAAAAACTCCCCTTTATAACAACTAAGTGGCCAATCAGTATTTGGCAAATTATCCTGAAAATAGCGGATCCGTTGCATTTCTTTTTTTCCAGTAGCTTTATATCTGGAAACTTCATCTGAATAACGACCTAGTGCCTCACGCATAGTAATAACAATTTTACTGTTAAGTGCCTTTTGAGTTGAATCATTTAAAATAAGATCTCGTTCAGTCTCCTTGGCCCAACGAATTGCTAATTCTTTTTTTTCTAAAGTTTTAGTAACACGCACACCATTTAAAACAACATCTGCTTTCCATTTCTTATTAGGACGTTGATAAATCGACGTACTCATTTAAATAAAATCTCCTTAATCCTTCTCAAGTTCCCGACCGGGTGGAAAACGGGTGGAAACATATACCAAAAAAACCCGTGAAATACCGTAAAAAAACATAACTGCCAGAAACGACAAAGCCCCAAGCCTTTGATATATAAGGCTTGGGGCTTTGGAGAATCTAATAGATTCTGAATATGGTCCCGAGGGTCGGACTCGAACCGACACGTCATCTCTGACAGCGGATTTTGAGTCCGCCGCGTCTACCAATTTCACCACCTCGGGAGAGGAAGTATGTTTGTGTTGCGTATATTAGCGCGTTTGCAAAACTTGTCAAACCCTAAGTGAATATTATCGTTCACTTTTAGATCATTTAAACATTTTTCATGATTTAGGTCAGAAGCACAGCCATAAAAAAGCGAAAAAGTTTATACTAGGCCCAATTTTTGCGGTGTTTTTTCCTAAATATGCAACTGTCTGACTTTTCCTTTGAATTACCCGATGAACTTATTGCCCGTTACCCTCTCGAATCACGTAGTGCTTCACGTTTATTGCATTTAGACGCAAAGGGTCAATATCACGATCACATGTTCACAGATATTATCGATCTGTTTGAAGAAGGTGATTTGTTGGTACTCAACGATACCAAAGTAATGAAAGCTCGTCTTAAAGGAAAACGTGCCACAGGTGGTGCTATTGAAATTTTGGTTGAGCGTATGCTGAACCACACCACAGCGTATTGCCATATTAAAGCGAGTAACTCGCCTAAAGCAGGAGCTGAGCTTTTTGTCGGTGCAGACAATATTCCTGTGATTGTGCGTGGCCGTCACGAAAACTTATTTGTCGTTGAGTTTTCACAGCCAATTTTACCTGTACTTGAACAATATGGTCAGTTACCTATTCCGCCTTACTTTAATCGTGAAGCAGAAGAAATTGACACTGAACGCTATCAAACGGTTTTCCATAACCCAGAAAAAATCGCCAGTGTGGCTGCTCCAACGGCAAGCTTGCACTTTGATGAAGATTTGTTAGCAAAGTTAGATCAAAAAGGTGTTAAGAAAACGTTTGTGACTCTTCACGTCGGTGCAGGTACTTTTATGCCTGTACGCACTGATGACATTACCAACCATGTCATGCACAGTGAATGGTGTGATGTTCCTCAAGAAACCATTGATTTAATTTTGGCGACTAAAGCACGTGGCAATAAAGTAATTGCTGTTGGTACAACCGCAACGCGTGCTTTAGAAAGTGCAGCCCAAGCGCATGGCGGAAAAATCGCAGCATGGACTGGTGATACTCAAATCTTTATTTATCCGGGTTATGAGTTCTGTATGGTAGACCGTTTAATTACTAACTTCCATTTACCTGAGTCTACCCTGCTCATGTTAGTTTCAGCATTGTCAAATAGAGACAATATTTTAGCTGCTTACGAACATGCAGTTAAAGACCGCTATCGCTTCTTTAGTTATGGCGATGCAATGCTGATTGATAAATTAGAAGTTTAA